GCAGGGGCTGACGGACACGCAAAAAAGCAACGCCAGAACAAATATTGACGCTCCAAGTAACACTGAAATCAATAACTTAAAGACGGCTATAGAAAGGAATGCTTCGGCCATTGAAGTGTTCAACGGCTTTTCAGAAACACTTCTCTGGAGTGTATCAGGGTCAAAAAGAATTGATCGCCAATTCAAAACAGGCGATGTTTATGATTTGGTAGTAGAGTTTGCAGGAACAACTTCTGATAATGGGCAAAAAAATCTCCAGATCTTTGATGACAGCGACACGAGAATTGCATTGCTTTACGGAAACACATCAAGAAAATTAACGATTCCGTCTGATACGGAATTTCTTAGTTTTGTTGTATCAAAAACTGGAACATGGACAGATTTTGGTGTTTCTGTTGGATTTTCAAAGCAATCGCAGGTGCAATGTCAAAGGGTATTTCATGTAGAAAAAAATGGGTCCGGGGATTTTGTTAAGCTTATAGACGCTATAAATGAGGCGGAACTCTATAATAATTCTATCGTATACGTTGGCGAAGGTACGTGGGATATCCTTGACGAACTTGGTGATACATACCTATCAAACGTATCATCTACAAACACAACGTGGGGCATTGTCTTGAAAAACGGCATTCATCTTATATTTTCTACAAAAGCAGAAGTTGTTGCAAACTATACTGGAGATAATGCTAACGTAAAAAAATATTTGTCTGTGTTCAATAGCGGAGAGGGCGGATTCATTCTTGAGAACTGTAAAATTCGCTCGTCTAATATCCGGTATTGTGTGCATGATGACCGTGGAAGCATGACAACGCCATACCACAATAAATATATTAACTGCGATATGTACCACGATAATTCTGAAAATACGGAATTTGGCGGTTGGCAATGTATTGGTGGCGGATTTGGTATAAATGGAGACATTGAAATTGTTGGATGCACGTTTGATGGGCATAATCAATGGGGAGACTTTGGTGGAATTGTATCTTATCACAACAGCGCGCAATCATCTGCCAAAAGCAAACTTACAATCCGGGACTGCTATTTTGCTGGTGATTATACCGTTCGTGTTTCATGGTATGGCACAAGCACGGAGATATCAAAAGCATATATTACCGGGTGCAGATTGGGGCAAAGTATCACGCATCAAGCCGAAACAGAAAGCTCGACAGTACAGAATACAGAGGTTGTTGCTTGGAACAACGAAATAGCACCTTAAGGGTTCATTTAAGTAACCTGCTTTAAAGTCCGTAATAAGGGGGCATCGCTTCCGCTCGTAGCGGATGGTTGGGGTAGCGATGCAGCACAGAGATGTCTGAGGGAACGCTGTGCATTAAAGGTAACCACGCCGGAGGCGCTATGCCTCCGGCAATTCATTTGTTTGTGAACGTATTGACACGAGAAAAAGCGGATGCTATAATAAATCCATCAGAATGAGCGTTTGAAAGGGGTGAGCCAATCATGAGCGATAAGCCACAAAAAGTCATCGATGCGGCTGTAAGTCAGATTGGCTCACCCTATGTCTTTGGGGCATGGGGTGCTTTTTGTACCCCGGCAGAGCGAAAAAAGCGGTACGGATACCATCCAGAACACCAGACGATTGTGAGCAAGTGCCAGGTATTGAATGGTAGCAAGCCGTCTTGTGATAGATGCAAATGGCAGGGCGATAGATGCTTTGATTGCCGTGGCTTTACAGATTGGTGCCTGAATCAGGTCGATATTGATCTTTATGGCGAAGGAGCAACAGCACAGTATTCCACAAAAGAAAATTGGCTTGAGCGTGGGAAAATCGACAGTATGCCAGAGTGCGTCTGTTGCGTTTTTGTTTCTACGGATGGGAGTAAAAAAAGCCATACTGGCTTGTATATTGGCAATGGACAGACGATCGAATGCTCTGGGACAGTCTACCAAAAAGAGCTTGCCAGGAAATGGACACATTACGCAATCCCTAAAGGGCTTTACACAGCGGAAGAGATTGCCGCAATCAGGAAAGAAAATCCAAGACCTAAGGGAATTCTGAGGAAGGGTGACACAGGGACGGATGTGGAGAACTTACAAGGGGTCCTCAATCGGCTTGGGTATGGATGCGGAAAAGCGGATGGGATTTTCGGTACAATGACGCTTGCCGCCGTCAAGGCATTTCAGGCAGACCATGGGCTTGTTCCTGATGGGATTGTTGGGCCTAAAACGTGGACGGAATTGCTTGCCGCTGATGGTGTACCGTTGAAACGTTATGAGGTTGTGCTGGTTGGATTGTCCGGTGTACAAGCCGAAGAAATTCGTGAAAAGTTCCCGGACGCTATTGTTAAAGAGGTGAATAGCGATGCCGGAGTGGGTTGAAAAATATTGGATTGAATGGGCTTTTGGCTTGGTTGCCGCAGGAGTAATTGCTTATGTTCGTCATTTGTCAAGGCAGATCAGGCGCGAACGAGAAGAACAAAAAGCACTCCGTGATGGTATGAGGTCGCTTCTCAGGAGACAAATTATTCTTGATTGTGAGCAAGCCATGAAGAACGGGTTTTGCCCAATGGCAACAAAAGACATTATTGAAGACATGTACAAGAGTTACCATGCGCTCGGCGGCAATGGCACGGTAAGCCGCTTGGAGGTGCAAACGATGAATCTTCCTACCGTGGAGGAAAAGTAAATGGATTTTGCGCATATTGTGGACCATGGTAATAGAGTATATTCCGAGGATTTGCTTAGCACAGAAGATAAGCATTATTTGCTTGGCTATAAGCACGGTTACGAGGATGCTGTTAAAAATGCGCAATTTGTTGTTGACGAAGAAGAAACGGAAACATTGCAAGGAAAACTTCGGTCTGAAATCATGAACGAGGTTATTGATTTTGTTGTTGCTTGTATGCAATCAGAGAAGGCACAAGTCTTGATTAGTCTCATTGAAAATGCTGATTATATTGTGAAAGGGGATAATTCTAATGATTGATTGGACGGCGAAACTGACAAGTCGAAAGTTTTGGATGGCGGTTTGTGGATTTGTTGGAGGGCTTATTATCGCCTTTGGCGGGAGCCAGCAAAACGCAACACAGATCACGGCGCTTATTATGTCTGGAGCATCTGTTATCGCTTACATTGTTGGAGAAGGGATGGCTGATGCGGCTGGCGCATCAAGCGCTCCCGTATTGATTGACAAAATTGAAGATTATTCTGACGAGGATGACGGAAAGTGACTTGGCAAAAATATAATCCGAATCCCGTTGGACGTTCGGTTGGCGACTGCGCGATTCGTGCGGTCGCCAAAGCGCTTAATGTGCCTTGGGAAACTGCTTATGCGATGATTGCTGTTAATGGGTTCGCTATGGGCGATATGCCAAGCTCCAATGGTGTGTGGGGAGCAGTACTTAGACAGAACGGTTTTTATCGGTCGGCGATTGAAAGCGATTGCCCGGATTGTTATACCGCAGAGGATTTCTGCAAAGACCACCCAAAAGGAGTTTTTGTGCTTGGGTTCGGAAATCATGTTGCCACCGTTGAAGATGGTATTTTGTACGATTCTTGGGATTCGACATCAGAGATTCCTCAATACTATTGGCATAAAGGAGAGAAAGAATAATGCCTTATAACAGTTATTTCCCGGTTGGCTATCAGGCTTCCCAGACGTATTATCCGCAATACGTTTATCCGCAAGCACAGCAAACACAAGCCGTCCCGGCTGTTCAGCCCACACAGCCACAGCCACAGGCACAACAGATGACCAGCGGAATTATCTGGGTGCAAGGTGAAGCTGGAGCGAAATCGTATTTGGTGGCCCCGAATATGACAGTCCAACTTTGGGACAGCGAACGGCAGACTATTTATATTAAGAGTGCAGACGCGAGCGGAATGCCATCTATTAAGACTCTGGATTATACGATTAGAGAACAGCCACAGAATGCCGTCTCTTTTGCGTCAGAAACCGCATCTGCAACGTTTGCTACTAAGGATGAGGTAAATCTATTGGCTAATGAAATAAACTCCTTAAAAGGGAAATTAGACGGCTTAACGGCAAAGCCTGTTGGGAGACCTAAAAAGGAGGTCGCTGAGGAATGAATCCGCTCTATCAGATGTTTGGCGGCATGATGCCGAACAATTTTGGAAAATTCGGTAATATTGTTCAGCAATTCCAGCAGTTTAGAAATAGCTTTCATGGCGATCCAAGGCAACAGGTTCAGCAACTTCTCAATTCTGGCAAAGTCTCGCAAGAGCAATATAATCAGGCGGTTCAAATGGCGAATCAGCTTCAAAAAATGATGGGCGGTAGATAACACGCCCATTTTGATTGAAAACAATTCTGCTGATTGCGCATAGGCAGATTGTTAATATTTATTTGAAAGGTGGTTTTGTACAATGGCTTTGACTGATGAAAATGGTGGAGCTTCTATCCCTGCTACCATGCTTGTGGGCCCGACTGGGTATGCCGGCGGCTATCCTGTCTATCAGGGTGGTGGCAATGGTGGTTTCGGTAATGACCAGTCCGGTTGGTGGATTATTTTGCTGTTCTTGCTCCTTCTCGGCAATAATGGTTGGGGCAATAATGGCTGGGGCAATAATGGCGGCGGTAATGGTGGCGCTGGAGGTCTGTATCCTTGGATGAACCAGTCCAATCAGATTAACGATGGCTTCCGAGATCAGATGTTGAATGGTACTGTTAACGGCATTCAGCAGGGTGTAAACAACCTGTCTACTCAGCTTTGTAATTGTTGCGGCGATATGCAGATGGCACTTGCAAACGGCTTTGCTGGTGTTGAACAGGGCGCGAACACTCGTCAGATTGCGAATATGCAACAAGCATTTGCCGCTCAGACTGCACAGGCTCAGGGGTTCAACGCGGTACAGGCACAGCTTGCACAGTGCTGCTGTGACAATCGCCTTGCCACTACTCAGCTACAGGCGGTTGTTCAGCAGGAAAATTGCGCCGATCGTGCGGCAGTTAGCGATGGGATCAGGGATGTTGTTACTGCTGGTACAGCTAATACTCAGGCCGTTCTTAATGCTATTAAGGGCATCTCCGATCAGCTTTGTCAGGACAAGATTGATGCCAAAAACGAAACGATTGCACAGCTTCGTTCTGAACTCATGTATGCACGTGGTCAGGCGTCTCAGGATGTCCAGACTGCGGCGATTCGTGCGGGTCAGGCAACTACCGCCAATCAGCTTATTCAGGAAATGCGCAGTTGCCCCGTCCCGTCTATGCCCGTATACGGCATGACTCCTATTTTCAATTGTCCGCAGAATAACGGTTGCGGTTGCGGTTGCAACGCCTGATAGGTGGTGACAGCATGGCGTGTGAATTTTTGTACAACGAAGTTCAGGAAGTGGTCTTGAACGGACCCATCCTGTTCCGTGCATCTATTCCTTGCAATAAAGGTTATGTCTATCATGAGGACGAAACAGGGAATTTTATTCTCCGTGGTGCTAATGGAAATAACGCTTGCAATTGCAATCGGTTCGCTCATTATCAGGTGACTTTTGACGGGAACATTGCTATTCCTGAGGGTGGAACAGTTACACCCATTGCGGTGGCTTTGACTGTTAATGGCGAACCTCGGTTGACTAGCAGAGCAATCTTCACTCCTGCGGCAGTTGGCGATTTCGGGAACGTTACAAGTACGGCAATTATTAAAGTGCCTCGGTGTTGTTGCTTTTCATTGGGAGTTGATGCAGTACCGGCGAGTGCAGACCCGACTGTAGTCCCGGCGCCTGTTATCGAAGTTCAGAATGCTAACTTGACTATTGCGCGGATTGCGTGAAGGAGGTGAATCAGTATGCACGAAAAATTGTATGAACTTAAAGAAAAACTCATTAAGGAACTCGGAGAATATTCGCAGAACGGCAAATATTCAAAAGAGG